TATCAAGAGAGCATTGAGCTTGGCATCGGCCTTGTATGCGCCGGAAAGTTTGGTTGGTAATCATGCACTACTGCGATTATCTGGCAGCCCTGCTCGTGCAGGGCCTTGAGAAGGAGGCTCAGGCTGTTATGGATAGCTGGGCTGTTGAGTTCGACCTAAACCCCGATGGGTCCTATCGGTCGTCCAAAAAGACGATACGGGTCGTCGGCAAGAACCGCATCAAGTACAAAGTCACGATCGAGGTCGACAATGGATGATCAACTAAGAACCTTTGCTTCCCTTGCAGGCATGTTGGAAAGCCTGGAGGGTGGCTCTTGGTACGCGCTTGAAGAAGATATCGAGCGCTTCGCCTGCTTGCTGTTAAACGCTGAGCGATCGGTTATTTGCAGCTTGCTGGATGCAGCACAGATCCCTAAAACCGAGGCTGAACGCCTTAAAAAAATGATTATGGAGTTAGCATGAACGACGATTACATTGATTTAAACCAGGGACGCAAGGTTCATGAGAAAGAGCGTTAGGGATAAAGGCCCATGGGCTTGGTATTACCAGCGAAAGGATGAGTTATGCAGCTAAATCCGCGCCAACAAAAATACTTGGATTACATCAAGCGACGGGAGAAACCTGTGACCCTTCAGGACATGTCGGACAAGTTTAATCTTACGAGAAAAGCAATCGACGTAGAGATGAAAGGATTGCTTGCCGCCGGACTGGTAACCAGAAAAAAAGTGTTGCAGAAACGCTCGATTTCAACAAGGAACGGCTGGGCGTTTGCTTATGAAGCAGTGCAGAAAAACTTAAAGCCACGCATAAGGGCTGAAGTAAAGATTTCCTATAACAATCCATTCAATTTAGGAGTAACGACATGAGCTACGACAATTACGAATTACCCGCCAGCATGGAACTCGAGCCCCTCACGAGGCTCACCAAGGATCTGAAAATTGCGGCGATTACGCTTTCAGACGACGAGGCTCGGTTCTTGGTTGACTATTACTACATCACCCAGGAGGACCGGAAGCGCTCGAATAGTCAGGTCCGGGCGCTTAAAGAGACTGAGGAGCCCAATGCCGTGATCAACTGGCTTGCGGACCAAACGACAGGCCTGGAGATCGAGATCAAGAAGGCGCTGGACATCTACACCCATCACCACATGATGGGCTCCTGGATGAGGCAAATCTACGGCATTGGCCCGGTTATCAGCGCTGGCTTGCTTGCTCACATTGACATCACCAAGGCACCGACCGTTGGCCATATCTGGCGGTACGCAGGACTCGATCCGACAAGCAGATGGGTTGGTAAAAAGGGCGCAGAAGATTTTGTGGCGCAGTACGGTATTGACTTTGAGCGTGCATCAGAAGAGATCGGCATGAGCGTGGAAACCATCCGTCGCATGTCAACCACGGAGTCCGGCAAGGTGACAAAGAAAAGCTTTGAAGACGCCTTGAAGCGCCGCCCATGGAACGCCAGCTTAAAGACCTTATGCTGGAAGACCGGCCAAAGCTTTATGAAGTTCAGCAACAAGGAAGAGTGCTATTATGGGCATGTCTACAAGGACAGGAAAGCTTACGAGATTGCACGCAACGAGCGGGGCGACAACAAAGACTTGGCCGCTTCGTTGCTGCCCAAGTTTAAGAAAACTACGGACGCTTATGGGTATTTGTCAGAGGGCATCCTGCCACCAGCACAGATCGACGCAAGAGCAAGGCGGTATGCAGTGAAGCTTTTCTTGAGCCATCTTCATGGCGCATGGTATGAGAAACATTTCGGCACCAAGCCACCATTGCCGTATCCGATTGCGCATCTAAACCACGCGCACTTTATCCAGGCGCCAGTTTAACCACAGCAAATGAGAGAACCACCCTGCTGAAGTGAGTCAAGGGGGTTGAGAGAACCAATAAATCCGAATGAGTCAGGTTAGTAAAGAGAACCAAAGCGTGCGAACGAGTCATCAAAACTGAAAGAGCCACGCCCATCGAACGAGTCGATACCGTTGAGAGCACCGCAAAAAGGGAACGAACCATTAAGGTTGAGAGAACCGTCATTGATGAGTGAATCAAAAACCAGGGGGAGTAGTAAGAAGTCCCCGAGAGAGCACCAGATGTAGAAAGTGAGTCATCGATGACAAGAGAACCAAAAAGTTGGAACGAGTCAACGCATAAGAGAGGTCCATATACCGTGAACGAGTCAAAGTAAGAGAGAGATCCAGCCTAGCCAAACGAGTCATATTCCCAGAGAGGTCCATGCCTTGAGAACGAGTCAAAAAGGGCGAGAGAACCAGCCTTCAAAAACGAACCATGTGATGGAATAGCACCATGCTGTAGCAGTGAGTCAAGGATCTAGATAGCACCATAGTCCTCGATCGAGTCATAAAAAACGAGAGAACCATTTCCTAAGAACGAGTCATCAAGACTAAGAGAGCCACGGCGCAGGAACGAGTCAGTACGTTCGAGAGAACCAGATTCATCGAACGAGCCATGATCAAGAAGAGAGCCAGCGATCTGGAGTGAATCAAGTAGTGAGAGAAAACCATAGTTCGCGAATGAGCCCCGTGAGGTGAGAGCACCGCATCCGAGAAGCGAATCAGAAGCTAAGAGAGATCCATTTCAAAAGAATGAGTCAAGATGGTAGATAGAACCATGGCAGCCGAACGAACCATCGTTTTAGAGAGTACCAATTCAGGTAAGTGAATCATGGCGTATGAGAGACCCAAAACTTGCGAATGAGTCAAACAAACCGAGAGAACCCATCCCGGCGAACGAACCCAAAGCAGAGACAGAATCCTTGCCTAAGAGTGAATCCAGTATATGATGCCGGTGTAGTCCATGCGTTCTCCTTTCCGGCACGCACCGGTTGAGCCCCTTCCCCAGGGGCTTTTTTTCATGTATCCTTAAGGTTAAGTGCTTGATTTTTGAAGGAAAATCAGAATGCCAGCAGGAAGACCAACCGATTACGACCCCAAATACTGCGATCTTGTGATCGAACTCGCCAGCCAGGGTAAGAGCAAGGCTCAGATGGCCGCGACTATAGGGGTGACGCGCAAAACCATGTGGACATGGACCCAGCAGTACCCAGAATTTCTAAACGCCTTTGAGTTGGCAGAGGAGTTATGCCAGCAATGGTGGGAGAACATAGGGCAGACCTACCTTGTAAACACTAAGGATGGCGATTCGCTGAATACCGGGTTATGGGCGCGTTCGATGGCCGCGAGATTCCCGCGGGACTACACCGACCGGACCAAGCACGAGGTGACCGGCAAGGATGAAGGCCCAATTCAGATAGATCATGTTGTTGATGTTGCGCAGTCCCTCATTGATGAGCTAACTGGCCTGCGCCAGAATGCTGACAGCAAAGCAAAGTAGAGAGATTGAGGCCAAGCTGGCCTTGCACCAGGACACGCTCAAGAAGCTTCCTGAGGATCAGGCGGCAGCCTTTCACGCCCGGATGAAGG